AGTAGGCGAGCGTTTTACCGGTGCCGTTGGTGTTGCTGACACCGCGCAGCGCGAAGGCCGTCTTAGCGCTTGCATCGGACCCATCGAACCACGCAACATCGATCGTGCCGCGGTTGATGACGACCGTACCCGCTCCCTGAAAAATCACCTTATGCGGGGCAATCACGTCACCATTGAGAGTCAAGGTCACGCCCGAGTTGACCGTCATGACACCGCCGGTAAAGGTCAGGTTTGCCGCGACCGTTGTATTGGTCGCAATGACGCAATCGCCACTTGCCGCCGGCACCGTCATGGATGATGCAACGGACGATGCAAATACAGCGGAATCGTCGGTCGATCCGTTGCAGGCTGCACCTAGGTCTTTTACGCTCACGGAATCCTGCATCTTCGCCGTGAACGTGCGATTGACTGCCCCCGTGCCGCCTTGGTTGTAATAGATCGTCGGATTGGGCGCGGTTGCCGCCAAGGACGAGAACGAGGCAAGACCGCTGCTAGAGAGCGTCGTGAATGCCCCGGTGCTCGGCGTGGTCGCGCCGACCGATGTACCGTTGATCGTGCCGCCAGTAAGAGCAACGCTCGAGAACGTCGACGTTCCATTGACCGTAATGTTCTGGAACGTCGGAGACGGATATGTTTGGGCGAGCGCAACCAGCGGTGCAAAGAGCACCGCAATCAGAAATTTCTTCATCGTGGTATCAGGAGATGGTTACTACGCCACCGTCATTCCAGACGACGCCAGCCGTCGCGGGCTTCGATGTGGGAAGGGTGGAAGCCCAGGCCGTAGTGTTCGAATTAAGAAGAACAGCCAGAAGCGATAGCGGCATGGAGCATTTGGCCCATTGACCGTTTTGCTCTTGCTGGATCGTTACCAGTTCGCTGCCGTCCAGGGGGTGCGGAAGTCCGTATATGTCCACGTTAGTTCCCGACCGAAATCCAACCAACGGAGTCTGGGTAAAAAACCGTGCCGCCGATGTTGGTTGACGCGATGTTGAATTGAGACTTGCTGATGACTGCCGCCCCAGCTTTGCCGGCTGCCGTAGGACTCATGGGGGAAGCAACCATCATCGATGCACCGTTAGGCCACGGCGTCGTAAAGAATGCAGTGGTAACACCTGATGAGGAGCACTGTACTTGTCCCCATTGGATCAGAATGACTCCAGATGGAGTGGGTATTTCCACAAAGCCATTGCCGGCAATTGAGGATAAGAATTGTCCAAGATTGACTGCATGCCCCGATGAAACCGCCGCAGCCACGCTAACTGGATCGTTGAAAGTATTGGATGCCGTCCAGGTATTCGTCTTGGAAAGTTGACCGAACGACTGCATCTGCCCAGCGGTTGGGGGGCTATATGCATAGTCTCCCGTGGCCCACGAAAACGCAGCCGTACCTTCTTGTCCGCGCATCAGACCGCTGAGCGTTGCACCCGCGATCGACGTGGCGTAAATCACTTCGAAGTTCTGCCGCGTCGCGACGTCATTCAAGGTGATGGCAAGCACCTGGCCCGCTGGAATCGAACTCGGAAGATTGGCCGTGCTCGCTAGCGTCAATGACGTGGACGAAGGCGAAATGCCTCCCGCCAACGTCGTATTGACGTTGTTCTGAAACGTGAAGATGGTCATGAGCTTTTACGCGATGGAGACGACGCCGCCGTTGTTCCAAAGCTGGCCCGATCCCGAGCCTGGATTGGAAGTCGGAAGGTTTCCGCAACCGAGAGAGAGAAGATCCGGGGGGAACGTGTATTGAAAGTAGAGCGGGGGCGCCGATGGATCTGGCGTGACCCCAGGTACTACCGAAATCACCCCCCCGTTCCACCAAACCGAGCCGGCCGCCAACCCAACCGGAGACGTTGGATAGGTCAGCGCGATAGGCAGATACAAAACACCGCCGTCATTGATGAATTTGTCGGTGATGAAATTTAGGGTGTACTGAAACGGCGTATTGATCGATCCGTTCGCATAGCAAAGCTGTAAAGCCTGATATGGGATGCTGTCGTACGCCGTGATCGTGAATGTGTTGCCCGAAACCGTGATCGATGGCGGATCGTTGAGCACCGGCCAGTCAGTTCCGTTCACTCCGTTGACAAAGCGGCTGATTCGGTTCTTAAGCCACCCGATCGTGAACATCTGCCCGTCTCCGCGGTACAGGTTCCACGTCATGACCCGCTTGTAGATGTCGTCGCTCGCGGTCGAGGCTGTCTGATTCAGCGAGTAGTACAGTCCGTTGTAGGACAGCGTGTTATAAGCGTTCTCGTTCAGACCGGCCGTTTCAATCGTCGTCGTGGACGCGAGAATCGGTCTTTGAATTCCATAGACACCGTTTCCGATCCAATCAAGCAATGCCCCGTTGACGTAGGGTGACGTGTACAGGCCAAGCGGCGTGTTGTTGAACCACTGAACGTAACCCTGCGTGATCGAGTTGTATGCATCGACGAACGCCTGCAAGTTGTCGTCGTCGGAGTATTCCCAATAAAGGTAGCTGGGTATTGTTTGCTGCAACGGCGCGGTCGAAAAGGATTCGATCTGCATGCGTTAGCTCTGCTTCACGGTGACGCCGTTATCGTCGCAACTAAAGTAGCTTTCTGGATCACTGGCGATGATGCTGGTGCCAGCCGATGGGCTTACCGACTGCCCATTGACAGTGATCGCGAACTGGAGCGTCGTGATGTTCTGCGGATCGATGACGGGCGAGGCCGCGTTTTGAAACACCGAGGTCATCTCCAGCTCGTTGATCGGCTGACCCACATAGATCGAATTCAGGTAGGAGCGAAGCGCCGGGGCGGTGAGTTGCCCGACTGCGTTTCCTCCGGTGAAGTTCGGCAGGTTCGTATGCCACGTCACGGCCACAGTCACGGTCTGCTGCGGCGGGTTGACGAATGGGATCGTGTAAATGTTCGGGTTCTGGAACAGCGACACAGACACATTGCGGGGGTTGGGAGAAAGCGTTGCCCCGCTCACGTACGCGCCAAATCCAGAGCCGTTAGTCGTGGTCGTGATCGTCGTTGCCGTAACCGATGCGATCGTGTAGGTGAGGTTGTATGCACTGGGCGTGGCGCCCGTCACCGTCACAGTTTGGCCGACGATATAACCATGGTTCAGATTCGTCGTGATGACGACAGGGTTAGCCGCAGTCATCGCGCTAACGGCGAGCTGAGAGCCCTGAAGCGTCGCGATATCCCCGACACCTTGCAAGATGGCGTTGGCTACGGCATAAGAGTCCCCACCCCCGCAGACAATTTGCCAGCCGCCCGATACCGGGTTGATCGAGATTAGCCGAGCCTGAACGCCGACGACCTTTTGCAGCAGCGTTTTCAGATAAGCCGGCGTGCCTGTCGATGCAACTTGCCCGGCCAGGAGAACACGCTTTCTGTAGTCCTGCGGGCTCTCGGCCGACGTTGCCGGCGTTCCCGCTTGCGGGTTGGTGACGGTGATCGAGTACGTGCTTGGCACTGATGTCACGAGTTGCGTGACGGTATTCTCGGGAATCGAAAAACTTCCGCTGCTCGTTGCCACCGCATACAAAAGTGCGCTGATGCCGCCCGCACCGATGACCCCGCCATCTTGCAAAGCGTATTGGTTTGTTCCGTCTCCGATCAAAAATCCAGGTTGAAACACATAGCCTGCGGGGCCGGAAAACTGAACGTAGACGCTCCCATTCGCATCGACGCCTTGCGGGACGCCGGCTTGCGCGCCCAACTGAGCGAGCAGAAAGGCGTTTGCGCCATATGGCGTGACGCTATTGATTGCCTCGACTCGAGCTTGGTCAATGGCCGCCAATGCCGCGACGCTCGTGCCTGAGATGTCGTCGATCAACCCAGCGGGAAGTACGGTGTAGCCAGGCTGCTGATTGGCGACGTACTGGATTAGGCTCTGATACAGCGTTGAGACCGGAGTCGCGGTGGGGCCGGCCGCGGTCATGACTAACGGTACGGACGTGGGATTGGTCATTCGACGCGGCAAATAAAAAAGCCCGCATAAGCGGGCTTGGTGATGTGGTGTAAGTTAGCGAATCAGGGAAGGGCGTACCAGTTCGTGTTCGATCCGCGGCAGAGATACTTGTATCCAGCCCCAGCAGCAAGCGAGGTCGGAGCGTTCGACACCGTTCCAGATGTCGCGCTGACGGTCAAGGCGGTGATGGCCTTGGTCGACGAAAACCGTGCTACGGACCCGTCATAACCGGATGTGCACGCAGGCAATGTGACGGTGAGCGTCGCCAAAGTCCCAGCAGGATCGAGAATTTCCGTCTCGGTCCCGCTTGCGATGGTCACAGTAGCGCCAGTGGTCGGGGCCGTGTAAGCGTACGATCCGTCGATCTCTTGCTGCGTGTGTTTCATCGACGTTGAGGTAACAGCCACGGAACTGATCGAGCCGCCAGTAATGGCCGCGTTGGTACTGGACAATGTACCGGCCGTGATCGTCCCGGACGTCGTGAGGCTTGGCACCGTCAATGGTCCTGATAAGACTCCCCCAGCCAGAGGCAGATATAGCGCGAACTGGTTGTTCAATTGTGCCGCGGTGAGGATTTGCCCAGTGACGAACTGAGCATTCGCCGTGGCGGACATGAGGAACAACAGGAAAGCGAGAATGCGCTTCATGCGAGAGTGCTCTGATTGAGGATGAACGTGTTATCGAGTTGCGGCGCGCTGACCGAGGAATCCACGTAATTGCTGAGGATGGCCCCGCTATTGCAAACTGCGGTGACTTGGTATTTAGGCGGGAAGGCCCCTTGTACCCGAGCTATCGTGAGTGAGACGAAGTACGGAGCAAAAAACTGTTGAATCTGCTGCACGTAGTAATCCGGCAGCACCTGGGTCACGACTGTCTGATACTGCGGAATGCCAAGGCTTGCGTAGAACGGGCTTTCTCCCAGGTTCAGTTTCAGAGATTGCGCGAGCGTGGTCAGCCAGCAATTGGTGTCGTCTCCGTTTGCATCGCTCGTGACCTGAACCCAGGTTTTCGTACCGTCCTCGTTGGTGATTCTTCCCCAAGTTCGCATGGATCAACCTGTCATCGTTCCTGTGTTGCCACCCTGCGCGTCGGAGTGGTAGTGGCCGTTCACCGCTCCATTCGGGAGAATCACCTCCGGGGCGGTGACCGGTACCGGGAAGTGAACGCCCGTTGCATCCCATGTGTATGTCAGCGCGCCGATCGTGATCGTGATGCCGGCCGCATTGACCGTGAACGACACGTCGCCGTAAGTGATGGTCGTCCCGGTTTGATTTGTGACGACCTGTGACGTGGTGCCTTGCGTTGTTTTGCTGATGACTCCGTTCGGCCCTTGGATCTGTGCTGCATCCTGATCGATCGGACCGGAGCCTGAATTGCTGACCGGGACAAACACGAGCGATGAGAGATTGCCGCGGCGAACCATCGTCGCAGTGCCACCACCCAAGCCAGATACACCGCCTAGATAGGCATCGGATGGCATCGTGACGCCCTTGTCTCCTACCTGTGTCGGCATCCGAAGCCACGGGCTCTCAGCCTTCGGTATCGCGATGTTAGGCAGCGATTGGGGCGAATTCTGCACCTCGAATGCAACGGTGACGATCGATCCCGAGACTTTCACCACGCGGCAGGGTAGCGCGCGCCCGGTGTTTTCGATGGCTTGTCGAGCGCGGTTGATCGCGAGTTGATTGGCGCTTTTCTGGACAGATAGCTTGTCGTAGTAATCAGCCATTCGCGTTGACCAGACAGTTGACGATCGTTACCCATTGCGTCGCGTCGGGAGAGCGGAAGTTTCCGATCTGGCGCAGTTCGGAAACGAAGAAATCGTTTTGAAACGTGGTTTGATATTTGACCTGAGAGGGACTTGCGTTAGCCGTCATCGTCGTGAGGCCAGGAAGGTTTTGATATCCTTTGGGCATTTTGACGATGGCACCCATGCGCAAATCCGCCCGGGATACCAGTTTGACCTGGATCGTGTTGACTGCAAGCCATGTAGGTTGCCCGACGAAATCAGTGATCGACAACTGAACCGGAGACGGTTTGTAAGTGCTATCCCACACAACGATTCGGCCCGACTGGATGCCGATGTTCACGCGCTGATCGAACACCCCCTCGGTAATGTCGCCAACGATCTGCGCGAGTTGATCGATCGTCCCGCAGACATGAATTTCATCGAAGTTCTGGACTATATTGCCGCCGATGTTCATGTCGACGGGCATTCCTGGATAGGCCGTCGAGAACGTCTGTTGCAGCGCGCTAGAAAGTGGGGTTCCGGCCGTCCAATACAGGACGAAATCCCCCTGATTATCGACGGTATAGACACCCGGAATAACGACAAAATCCAGCGTCTGATTGACGCCCTCCCAGTTGCCGAAGCACTGGTACACCGATCCTTTGAGGATCGTGCCGCCCTGAGATGGATTGGCAAGCGGAAGACCCGCCTTCATTCCCGCCTTTAGCTCGAGCGTCATGCCCGCGAACTGCTGGGGCTGCGTCAAGTCTTGAAGCGAGATGCCATGCAACGAGACGGTGGACGCTCCGGACGGGTTGCCGTACGGGCCTACAAGTGCATCGTATTCGATCTGTAGGGCACCAGGGTCTAGAATTCCCCTGGGGTGCGATGACCATGTTCTGATCGGCTGCGTCTTGCCCTGCGGCGTCAGCGAGAGTTCGTAGTATCGCATCAGGGATTCACTTCAATGTTGCCCGTGTCTTCCCGGAACAGGATGGTTGAGTGCTGGAAAACACCTGGTGCGAGGTAGATATCGTAATCAAGCGGCGACCCGACGAGAGCCCCGCACCATGTGACCGAGCCAGACTGATCGATGATGGACAGATACCAGCGCTGTCCAGCGAGATTCCATGTCACTGCGCCCAGGTAACTCGTCCCGTCAAGGGTAAGCGAGGTCGAGAAAGGCGGCGTCAGGGAGTTGTTTAGTGTGAGTGCAATGAACGTCGTCATAACGCGGGAGTGCTCAGGTATTGATTGACGACGCCAGCAACGTTACCGACGTTCTGCACCGCGTTTTGAGCGGCCGAACCAATCGCAACAGACGGATTTGACCAGAACGACGTCCCGGCCGTTGTCGGGGGAGTAACCTTCGCGCCAGAAGACAACTTCGACATGAGCGAGTTGTACGCTTGCGTCAGTTGATCCCCGGTAACGAGCGGTTTCATGAAATCCAACTGGTATTGGATCATCTGCTGCTTGCCCTCGTTTCCGATCTCTGTCATCTGCAACAGAAGGCAGTTCGTATAGATGAACGAGGGTGTCGCAATGTGATACCGCCCACCGGCCGCGTTGTGTGCGGTCAGCGAGTTTTGCAACGCCGTGAAGATCGCCAGCTTGGTGAGATAGCCGGCCTTATCCTTCACGGGAGCGATCATCCTAAGCGAGATATTCAGCGGTTGTTGAACCGTCGAGTTCGCCGCTACCGCTTGGTTGGCAAACGGGTAGGTCGCCACTTGTTGGCTAACTAGCGTCGACCCAGGAATCGGAACGAAACGCGCAAAGAAGTTGTCCGTGTTCAGCGACCCACTGGACAATGCTCCTTGCGCAGCACCGAGCAGTTGCCCCGTCAGTCCAATAATCGGCAACATTCCGCCGAGTGTATTCGACGCAATCCCATCCACGAGGATGACGGGCGACACCTGAAAGGCGACATCGTAGACACTTCGGAATGCGTCGGAAAGTCCCATATCAATGCGGGGCCGCGTTCGTGCTCACCGCCACGCGTGCGGCGGTCGAGTTGGTGATATTGATGTTGACGCCCTGTTGGCGGGACATGAGGCGAATGATCTTCGCGACATAGTCTTTCGTTTCGCGAGGGGCGTAGCGCTCCCAATCGGAACCATGAGTCGCAATGTCTGCATCTAGACGCGGATGATCCTTGTTCCCCATGCCCCAGTTGTACGCCGCCAGCATCTTGCGAACGTCGCCGCTATAGCGCTTGAGTAGGAATGCGTCGTATTGGGCTCCCGCCATAGCCGACTGGACTGGATCGAATGGATCGGTCACCCCATATTGACGAGCTGTAGCGTCCATCAGTTGCATTAACCCCTTCGCCCCTCGGGGTGAGATCGCTTTTGGATTTAGGTGCGATTCTATATATGCCTGTGATGATAGCAACCCAGCGGGAAGACCACTTAGCGAACCGATACCCTCCAGATTGACTCCGTTTCCTCTGAGCGAGGAAACCTTGTCTCGAAATATCTGCGCTGCATCCCGTAGGCGATCCGATATACCAGAGGATGCACCTGAGCCGAGCAAATTCTGGTCAATCCATTGACCAACCTTTGTGCCGTGCGCCCAATCGACGAGCTTATCGAGCTTCGTATAGTTCTTCGATCCCTTTGGTGTCGGTTCGCCGGTCAGCACCTCATGAATGACCGGTGCGACTTCTTTGCCCAAGAAATGCGAGAAAGCGGTTGCAGCTTTAGTTGCCGCATCAGCCAAAATTACGAGATCGGGACCGGCCTTCGCCAAGCCATCGTTGAATGTGTTGATAACCTGCGCCCAATCGGATCGAATCGCAGCCTTAACATCAGACGCCTTATCGGCCGTACCTTGATCTACTTCTGCCTTACGCGCTGCGATTATTTCCTTCTGCTGGGCATCCATCCACTCTTGATCTGGCCGACTTTGCATCTGATTCAATTTCTGAATCGAGAAAAAATCGGTGAAGCCATAGGCGTTAGCCATTGATCCCGATGGCTGGCCGGAATTCTTCCATCCTCGATACTTGGAGGCTGCCGCTCTCGCAAAGTCGTACGTCAGTTGTTCCGCGTCTTCGTTTTGGATCTGCTGTGGCGTCAACCCGGCCGCAATGAGCGCCCGCCACTTGGTGGGATCGCCCTGAATATTTGCGATGTTGCCAAGGTCTGAGGCGTCTAACCCGAACTTTTCGAAGTTGGCTTCGAACGCCTGCGTCTGACCGATTTTCAGGCCCAACCCTCGGGCCTGAAGGTTCTGCCCGGCAATCATCGAGGTCGAGCCGTAGACAGCACCCGCAGCCGAGCCGATCGCACTCGCGCCGACTGTACCGAGTTTGAGCAGGATCGTGCTCATGCTCAAAATCGACTTGTGCATAGCCGCAGATGCTTTTTGCATCCGGGTCATCTGGATCGCGCCGTCTTTGGCCTTCGTGTTGAACTTCTCCTGCACCCCCGTTGCGCGCTGCATCGCCCGTGCGATCGCGTCGGCCTGAATCGCCGCGATCATCAAGAACTCTTTCGACGAGTGCGAGGACTTGGAGAAATCCTCCATTCCGGTCCCGGCATCTTCTATCGTATCGACGACTTTTTTCCAGTCGTCTGGCATGTCTTCGAGTTGCTTTTGGTACTTGTTGAACAGTTCGTAAAAGGCTTTGAACTGATCGCCGCGAACCTCAATGTCAACGATTGACTTAGCGACCATTCTTCAAACTATCCAATAGGTAGCGCTGCCGAAATTCCAACGCAGAACGATAGGGCGACTCATACCGCTCGAAGGTTTGCGCGAAACCCTCGGTCGAGACGTAGGTCAGGATGGAATCAACGATGGTGCGGCGGGTGTATGCGAGCCCTGCGTCAAGATCGGCAAAGAGCCGGCGAACTCCGTAGCGCTCGATGATGTAATCGACGCACTCAACGGAGAAGCATAGGCTTTCGCCGTCGTCTCGCGATCGGCCTTCCGAGCCATCGCATAGTTGCAGGTAAAAAAAACGATCGCGCTGGCGGCCTCCTCCCAATCTTCCGCGTCGAGTTTTCCGCTCGAGACTGCGGCATCAACCGGTAGCATGTCCCATCCATGATGGCCAGGGCAGAGAACCATTGTCAGGCGTTTCAGTTCCGCGATGAGCGCTGGCGTTTCATCGTCCTTGGGCTTGCCGTCCTCACCGAACGAGCCGCGCGCGGCGGCGT